GTCTATAATATAATGAAGATGTTAATCTAACACAGATAAAAAATCCTCGTGGATCATTTGCATCATACTTTGATCCTCTAAACTTTCCTACTCTAATTCTGTATGGGTGTGAGGGAAGTATGCTATCTCCTTCATATTTATCTCTATGTTCCATATTAATGCTCCATAGCAGCTAAAGCAAACGCTGATAATCCATAACAGAACCAGACTAAGGCCCAGAGGTAATGGGCCTTTTCTAATGACCATACAGCAGCCCCAAGATATAATATACCATTAGCTATCACTAACCAGTTCATATATTCCTCTTGAAGTGTATCCAGTGTTGAGTCTCCGCATATCGTACACTACTAATTCTAAAACCTAATCCGATTAACATATTCATAGAAGGAATGTTCCAGAAAGCAGCATAAGTATGTAGAGCAGTAGCACCTTGTTTCTTAACCCACTTAATAGCAGACTTAATAAGTCTATGGGCCAATTTGTTACGTCGCCACTCCTGCACTACAGCTACCGTCTCCAGTCTATATGTTCCAGCATAGGTGCCAATGACTGCATAGGCTACAACAGTTTTATTATTCTCAATCCAAAAGAGCTTACGGGACTGTAATTTTTTTATTGTAAGCTCTGTCTCTGGCATGAAACCTCTATCCAACCTCACGACCTGTCTTAGGATACGCTGTGAAGGCTTCCTCTGAAGAGGCTGCATACACATCTCCGTTTGTTGAGATTTTAATGTTCTCATACGGCGCAGCCACTCTACGATAGAACTCTGCCTTAGCTCCTTCCAGTGCGCCTAAAACATCATTAATGGTCTGATAAGACAGGCCCTTAGTATTTCTATATCGTACTAATAATCGGGTAATTTGATAGTTAAGTTCTCCAGGATTCTCTGCATATCTGTTCTGAAGTTCCCACTTCTTCTGATCTGTGATATAGGGCATAGTTATCCTTTTACCTTTTTGATTCCAGTAAATTCTTTACCTTCCATTCCAGTAGCAATATACTCCTTAGAAGAATGATTTTTCTGGAAATATTCAAAGAGAGAATCCCATGTAGGAAATGCAATGTCAGCCAATTTAAGGAAGATACAATTATTCTCTCCTACAGTATATCGAAGCTTGGCATGACCTAATGCATATCCCCATTCTACCATACGACCACCAGTGGTGGACTGATCGAACAGATCAACGATAATACAATCTGCTGCCTTAACTTCAGTCAAGTCCTTAATAGCTAACTGCTTGTCAAAGATATCCTTTGTCATGCCTTCTGGCATAGCACACTCATCAAGCCATGTACCAATAACTTCGTGTCCCATATGCCAAAGGGTATCACGAACAGGCCGCAAACGCTTTTGAGACTGGAATGACCCACCAAGATAAATCTTAATATTAGTACCCTCTTATGCGATAGTATTGATTTCTGTAATGTTTTCTGCATAGTCCCTTCGCACAGTGAGGACGATTGCATTTTGTACATTTAATTTTGGAGAGACCTCGTTTGTACTTTCTTGGCCGATTATTCCAAACATTAAACGTAGTTTCAAATTGCTTAATTTTTATCACATATTTTCATTAAACACTCCGAATAGGTTTAGTAGGTTTAGCAGTAGCCGTTAGAATCTCTGGTTTACGTTCAATATCTTGTCCTTCTCGCGCAAGCACCCAAGTAAACCAATCCTCAGGCACGGTCTCTGTAATAAGACCACGAGGAAAGCGCATTCCCCCCTTGAACTTAACAGCAGCCCCAAGAGCATCTAACTCAATATAAGTTCCCGGCTCTGCATTAAAATTTACTTTGGTATATACATAGACTGCACCATTAGGATACTGTAATTGAGAATGCAGTGGATAAATACTTTCTTTATCGGCCATTATATCGTTTCCTTAAGAATTCCATACTAACTGGCATTACATAATAAAACCCGTTATGTACTTCATGTTTTAACCAGATTTGCCTATGGACTGGATTACCTTGAGGACCAAGATAGTCTTCATCATGTTGGTAGAATACTCCAGAGAATAGACTAATGATAGGAGTGCCGTCTGCACGAAGCTGAGACATATCAATCTCAGTCTTTGGATTATGTCCCATAGTGCAAGACATATGTTTCTGTGTAGTCAGTGCCCTTGCAGATGTTACTGGTCGTCCCATGACTCCTGTAGTAAAAAAGTGGCAGTAAGCAATACCATCAATGATGATTGGCTGAAGATAAGGAATAACTTCCCACCCAAACTTCTCATATCCAAGATCAGCTACACTAATAGTTCCTTCTAATTTACGATCAGATTCAATAGCTCTATCAATACGATTCTCATGGTTTCCTAAAGTAAGTACCTTACGAGGATTCCACGAAGCTTTCTTATTATGTCGAAGACGCTTAATTTCTTTTTCAATAGGAGCCATAAAGAGACTCATTGCGTATTGAGTGATTTCAACATCCTCTTTATATGTGCGCCCTTCGTATGACTTCTTGCCCACATCATAAGAACTAAGACTTCGCATGTCTGCAAAGTCACCGATGTTTACAATCACATCTGGCTTCTTCTCTGCAAGGTACTCTCCAGCCCAAGTCCAGTGATCCAATGGAACATTAGGCTGTACTTGACCATCTGGAATAACTGCGTGCTTAATACTCATTCATATAGCTCCTTCATGGCACGGAGTTCTTCTTTTAATTCAGCAATATAATCTGCTGCTTCTTGAGTAGTAAGAACTACTCCTCCACATTCTTGACACCGCTTTTGTCCATTGTTAATAGTAGTGTACTCTACATTAACTTCGTAGCAATCACGGCATACAGTTCCCTCCCTAAGATGTACTATTGACATAATACTTTCCCATCAGTTTAAGATATAACTCAAACGGAAGAATTACCAATGGATCTTGATTGTTCCTCTTTAAGATCAGGATATCCTTATTCTTCATCCATTTTTCAATGACCGCAAATCCTGCTCCATTGCGTCTAGCCTTTGATTCAATCGTAAATTCTCTGCTATCAACATTTGGAATAGCAAGATCGCCGCAGTACTTGCCTCCCATTGATCCTGAGAGAGGCACCCTCTCACAAGGGATTCCATATTCTGTATGCTTGTCTCGTAACCACACCTCGACTGCATAACCCCTCCGCTTACTTTTGCTGCTCATTAAACTTCTCCATAAGAGTTGCAGCTGGTCCTTTAATGGGACGATCATCAACCAGATTACCTAGTTCAGTTCCTTCGATGATGAGAGCAAGGCAAGCCAGAGCATGGGCCAAATGAGGAAGCTTAGAATCAGAAGCAACTTGCTCCCCGTCCCACCATGCTTGGAGATGACGAAGGGCAGCAGCGTAATAAACACTAGCAGCAATACTAGTACTACGCCAATTATAGGCTCCATATTTCCTTGCTCCATCCGCAAATCCCATTGCCATGTAGATGATAGCTGATGGTGGAACTAAATGTAAGGGAACTTTCTTCACTCCAAACTTACTCTTGGGATTATTATCCGGAAGACTACTCTCCATCATAGTCTGGGCCTCGGGCAATTCTACGGGAATAAGTTCGTGCACGTCTTGAGAACTTACTGGGCCTACTTTGTACCACTTCATTTGATCTATTCTCCTGTCCACAAGTAGGACATGGCCAATGTTTAATTATTCCATCTTCATAGACTTCAAGAGGAAGTCCTTCACAATCTATACAGCCGGAGGTTGCCATTGATCTTCTATACTCCTCTTCATCCAGATTAAGTTTGCCATTTCATACAAAATGTCCAGACCTATCTCGCCATAACACTCCAGATATTTGTCCCGAGCAAGTAGAAACATTTCTTTCTCATCCTTACATGCAGCAACATATTTGGATGCCTTGACAACTCCTATTCCCTCAACGCCTTGGACATTATCGGAAGCATCACCAGCGAGAAGCTGGATATAGAAGTTACGCAATGCAGTGTCTTCATCAATCCAGTACTTATTCTTCTTATGGAAATTATAGTGCCATCCGGGAACCTGATCCAAATCTTTATCCATAGAACAAATGATTGTATCTTCTCCTTGCTCCATAGCAACCTTATCATCTGTCTCCATCCCATCGACTTCTTCAGCCTGCCAATGTTGTTCTAGATAATCTCTTATCTCTTGTTCATAGATAGGCCGATGCGCTGGATCACGATTCCCCTTGTACTTCCGAGTTACCGAGACCTCTTCCCGGAAGTTGCCTTTACCTTTAATGTAACAACTGTACCTATCTGCGTTTGTGGCAGAAATAATTCCCTCAAGTTCTTGCTTAACCAAGAAGAGAGCATTTTGAAGAGGTTCGACTTCGACTGACTCTTCACAGAAGACTTCCGGGTCTTCTTGTAATTCTTTAGGGATGTCACGTTTGTATTCGTAGATTTGGAACGGACCATTATGCTCTTCACCTTTAATATAAAATTTATACTTCTTATGTTCTACTGCAAAGCCGCAGCGGAACACTACTCCATCCGCATCAATTAATGCTCTCATTCTCGGTTACTCGCACAGCACGAATCGGCTTTTCAAAATTAGCCATCACGCTATCATATGCTGCCTCAGCATCAAGCATGTGCATGAGAATGATTACGTATGCATGGCTATGCGCTTCAATAGTGTTATGTTCCTTTAATACTAATAAATAGTTATCTGCCTCTACATCTGTTGGATCAGCACTAATATTTTTTAGAATAACGTAGTGTGCTGATTCTCGTAGCACAGGATAACCATCAGTCCAATTACTCTGAGTCTTCGGAAATTTTGTCGGCACTAGATTGCTCCTTGTTGTTATTATTTTCGAGCTTAGCTGCGTATGTGTCAGCAGTAAATACATTAGTATAGTACTTTACATACTCATAGAAGGCGTCTAACTTAGCATCCTTTTTTGCAGGAAGAGCTAACATATCCAACTTGGCAGCAGCTTCTACAAAAGCAATAGCTGACTTAAGAGAGCCATTATAAGTAATGCGTAAGTCTTTTTCCGTCAACGCTGCAACTGACTTCTGCACTTCAGGAATAGTAGCTACCTTAGTTGCGGACAGAAGTTCAACTCGAATGACATTATTGAACTCTCCCTTAGGCTCAAACTCCACACTCACTGTGGAACCTTCAGTAACAGCATCCAGGACTGCCTGATTATCCTTATTGATAAAAGCTCCAAACCACTTACCATCTACCAGCACGGATTTCTTAGACCACTTACGAGCACTACCAGCAGGACTAAACTGAGTATTAACTTTTTCTACCACGCCCTTAACAGTCTGACTCACGATTTTTCTCCATCATAGTCCCAATGACTACAGGACTTTTGTTCAATATTAATCGGATAATTAATCTCAAACCCGATAACCGTCTTTAGAAACTCTACTACATACTTAGACAAACAGAATTCAATTAAGTTCCCTAACTTTTCACTTTCTTCTGGACACTCCTCTGCTACCATACTATCATGTACTTCATTGATTAAAAAGGACTTCATTCCTTCTGCCTTCATACAGTGCCATAATAGACACACCCCTGTAGGGGCTATATCAGCAGTAGCAAACATCTGCACTGGATAATCAAAGATGTTATTACTATTAGTAATATATCCACTACTGGTCATCTTTGTATCAGGCCAATAGAATATGAGCCCTGTTACAGTTCTTAACTTTTTGTTCTTTAGAACCTCATATACCCAGTCCTTCTGCGTCTTGTTTAGAACACGGTACTTTTCCCTGAACGCTTTGTAGTAAGCTCGTTCTGCATCTGATCCAGACTGTCCTCCATACATGGGTTTAAAAGTATGTGGTTTACTATTTGTCCGTATCCTATCTCCGTCTGTAGTTTTCTTTGTTGCTCCTGCTTCGATCCATTCGTCCTTGAACACAATAGATGCTGTATATGAGTGAATGTCATAACTAGTTTCAATGTCCTTTTTTATCTGAGGGTCTTGGCTGAGAATTCCTCCTACAGTAAATTCTAAGGTCTTATAATCTGCACTCCTGATCTTCCATCCTTTGCGTCGAGCAGTAATAGCCCTCTTTAATTTCCGATCAATGTTTTGTAGATTAGGATTAGATGAAGTCAGTCTATGTGTTTGAGATATGGACTGATTCAATGTACCATGAATCATGCACGATCCACGAATACTAGAAAACTCTTTTTCTTTTTCTGAGAGAGGATTAAAATCCAATCCACAAGCATACATGTACCGTTCCATATATGCAGTTATCTTTTTTCTTAACTTACTTTCCTTGGTTTTGAACTCACGAAACCGTCTTTGTTCTGCCGTAGTAGCATGTAGCGCAGCAACCGTATCTTCGTCCGTAAGCGGCTGCCCTTCCGGGAAGGACTTGTTGGGCTTTCCACGAATAGGACTTCCTTTCTTGTCCGTGAGTTCTTTGAATCCAAGATCAGTATATAGGAAGCGCGCCACTTGTTGCGGCGACGCCATATTAATCCCGCCTGTGATCTTGTTAAGTTCCATAATAATCTTGGAGTATTCTTCCAACGATGTACGGTATATCTCACGCACTACCTCTTTATCCAAGAATAGGCCATTGCTTTCAATGTCTGCAAGTACTGGAGTAGTAATACATCTTAAAAAGAATACCGGCAAGAGTCCGGATTCGTGTAGCACTGTTCGCTGCTTTTGAAACACGCGAATGGCTTCTCGCACATCTTGTTTGCAGTAGAACTGCAAGATACTAGAAGGAATAGTACTAGGACACACTCCAGAATGAATAAGGTGCGTAACCAAGCTCGCCTTTCCCTCTCCCCCATACCGAACGCTTGTGGAGTCAAGATCAAGGGCAAACTTACGATTGCCAGCAATAACATACTCACCAAGAAGAGTATCATAAATAAGTATCCTCGAAATATCTATTCCTTCTCTGAGGGACCATTTGAGTTCAAACTTTGCTCCGTGTGCGATAACAAAGTCTGCTTTGTATAACCTATCTCTGATAGAGTTGAGAGAGTGAGTAGAATCAATATCCCCCTGATTCCCACTACTATCAACCCAATACCCATAAACAATAGAATTCCTTTCATCTACTGCATCCCCCTTATTTATATTTGTAGTTTCCAAATCTAAAGCTATCCAGTTATCCGATAGATAAATTAACGGATCAGGATTTGCAATGAAATTAGGAAGACTCATTCTCTTTAGCCTTACGATTATTCCAATCGACTTGATATGCTTTTAACAAAGCCTCTTTACATTTAATGGCTTCATCTGCAATCAATTGTAACTTGTCAATAGAATTCTTAATATACTTATCAGAAGTATCTAGACTTAAACTTATCTTTCGGGAACAGTCTGCTACTTCAAACCTTGCGTCAATCCAACCATCCTCTTTCCTTGGAAAATATACACTCCAATAAATGAATCCAGTATACTCAAGACTCTTATCTTTATTTAACCATTTACGAACATAGATATTTTTCATTAGTTTATAGTCAGTCTATTAATTGCATAATCAATAGAAGCAGATATTGGAGGAATAGGAGCAGTAAATTTGTTCTTGGGGAAAGACAACACCACCATTCCCTGATCTCTAAGCTCAGCATTCTGCCCCACGCCTATCATTAAGTCTGCTTGTGCTGCTACTCCTGTATTACTCCACTCCACATCTTCCTTAGTTAAGACTACTTTATTTGTAGCAGAATCTCCTGCCTGTGTGATTACCACTGAAACACAATTAAACTCCTTCGCTAAGTTACGAGTAGCAATAACTCCTTGCTCCAGATTCACTGTCATACTCTCAGGTTTAAAGTGCATATTCCTGATCTGATCTACAATAAATACATCTGGATTAACTTTCTCAATATACTTTCTAAGCTCTTTATAATTTCCTGGATGCATTTCTTTAAAAAATACCCGATCATATCCTCTGCGAAGTGCTTCTTCCAATGACTTATCTGGAGTCTTTAATATCTCATCCTTTGGCTTACGCAAGAATCTAGACATAACTCGCATCATCATTACTGATGGAGCATCCTCATTACCCACATATAAAACTTTGAATCCATGCTCAGCCGCAGCAACACATAAATTAATGGCAACCACAGACTTACCAACATCAGGTCTAGCAAAAATACATACTTGAGATTGGCGTGGTACTCCTCCACCCAAAATAGTATT